AGAGGAAGCAGAAACAACTGAAACTTCAAGCGGCGATACCTCGGAGACACCCGCGACTCCCAAAACCACCGAAACCAAATCCACGTCAGATGATGTGGTGACGGACGAGGTCCCTAAGACTGAAACCGTATCAACCAAAAGTTCTTTAACAACGCAATCTTCTGATGAATCCAAGTCGGAGTCGGCTTCCGAAAAGAAGCCAACACGATATGAGAAAGCAAAGTCGCGTCTTGAAAAAGAATGGGAAACACTGCGAGCAGAGAAAGCCAAGTTGCAGGCCGAGCGGGAAGCCGCCCAAGCCTCGGTTGGAAAAACTGCTTCGCAGGAGAAACAAACTTCAACTCGCAAGTTTAGCGCGGACGATTACAGGGAAGCAGCAAAGAGCTACCGTGATGAAGGCCGCGATGATCTTGCAAAACTCGCTGAGAACAAAGCCGGTGAGATTGAAGTTGAAGACAGGAAAGAGCAAGAGGAGAAAGTCAAAGGCGAGCTAAAGAACGCCTGGGACAAGAACCTTTACGAAGAGGTCGAGGCCAACCCCGATCTCAAAGACTCTTCCACCCCACTCTACAAGGCAGTCTCGGAAATGTTGCAAAACCACGCTATCCTGCGTAACTACCCAGCGGGGATTAAGGATGCGGTGGGCATTGCAAAAGTTAAGCTCAAAGCGGAGTCCGCCTCCGATTTGGAAAAGAAGGTTGCAAAGTATGAGTCAGAATTGGCTCAACTTAGAAAGGCCACGACACCAGCCAGCGGTCAACCTTCTGCGCCAGCCAAGCAGAAACAGTTTCACGAACTGTCCAGCAATGAACAGGAAAAGGAATTGTTACGAATGGCAATGGAAGCAGACAGGATGGGCGTTTAGTCGGTTAGTGGTATAGGAAAAATAAAATGGCTAATGTTACTACAGGCTCTGTCTCTTCACAGTTTCAGGCCTTCTTCTCAAAGTCACTCTTAGAGAGGCAAATCCCCTTGCTCCAGATGGAGCAGTTTGCCCAAAAGGTTCCGTATCCGACGAAAACTGGCGGCAACAAGACCGTCCGTTTCTTCCGATTCGATAACCCCAGCATTGCTTCAATCACCACGTTGTCGGAAGGCACGTCCCCTACGGGTGGTGCGGGCGAGCGTCAGCTCACCCTCTCCACGGTCGAAGCCACGTTGGAACAGTTCGGATCTAGCATAGTCCTCACGGATATTTTGCTGGCCACGGAGCTATTCAATCACTTGGCACAGGCGACTAAGCAACTCGGTGAAGATGCAGCTCTCCATGCCGACACCCTCTCGCACCGCGCGTTGGTGTTGAACACGACTGCCTCCACGACTGCTGGTACGACTGTATCTGCGGCGGCTTATTCCCGCTTCGCACAGAACGGAACCAACGGAACCAACTTCCAGAGCGCATCTGTGGCTAACGCCGCGATGACTGCTCTTGACTTGCTGGATGCCGCGACTGCCCTCAAGGTCAACCGCGCTCCCAAGATCAAAGATGGTTACGTCCTCGTTGCTCCTCCTCAAGTCACCCGTGACTTGATGAACGACGATGACTTCCTTCGCGTTTCGTCCTACAGCACCCCCGAGGCCATCTATAAAGGTGAAGTCGGTCGTCTGTTTGGCGTGAGCGTAATCGAAACCACCAACAACTTAACCGCTGGTACTGCCGCTTACGGTGTTAACACCGAGGCAACCGGCTCCAACTACGCAAGCATCGTACTCGGTGGGCAAGCCTTCGGCGTGCCTCACATGACAGCGGTTGCGGCCACTGGCTCGCCTTACGCGCCCAAGGTCACGATCCTCGATGCTCCTGACAAGTCGGACATCTACGGTCAGCGCACCATCGCATCGTTCAAAACCTTCTACACTGCGAAGCAATTGAACCCTGCGTTCTATCGCGTTGTCTGGTCGAAGTCTAACTTCGCCTAAGTAATCACATGGGAGCCATGCTAGTAATCGGTATGGGTCCTCGGAAAGCTGGGGAGGGTAAAACCTCCCCAGCCTCTTCCAGCGAGAAATCTATGCCCAAGGAAGGTCTTGTTCGCTTGCCTATGTCCATGCTTGAGATGGATGGTGGTGAAGGCGAAATGACTCCTCCTGAGATGGGTGACTCGGTGGAATTGACTGGCACAGTCGAAAAGGTTGACGGCGATACTGTCTTCGTCCGCATCAATGATGCGATGGCGGAAGCAGAGCCGATGGCTGAAGTAGAGGAAGAGTCAGAGATTTCCGAAGAGGATAAAATGCGTAAGATGGCAGAGGAAGCCGACGAGGAAAGCTACAGCTAATGCCGATCTACCAGTACACCGACACCCGTAACGGATCAGTCGTTGAACTGGAGAAAACGGTTGCTAAGAGGGATTCAGTCCCTAGCTATCTGAGAAGGTCAACTGTGCCACAACGTTTGACAGTATTTGGAACGGGAGAATCCCCGACCGATCCAACGCTGTCGAATACATCAACAATTATGAAGGGGTACTACAAACAAGAACAAAAACTTGGGAGTAGGTTCAAAAGCGACTTTAGCGCGGATCAAGTGAAACGTGCCTGGGGTCGCAAAGGAGACTAATATGTCAGACAGAAATGTTCGCAGTTCGCAACTTGCCAAGAGCAGGCCGTTTAAGGTGGACAGCAAGGCCGAGACACAGCTTGTGGAAATCACCAGCGTGGCTACTGGCGGCACGTTTAGCACCACCGCGACCAGCACTGGCGCATTGTTGCTCAAAGTTAACGGAACAGCGGTAAAGATTCCGTTCTACACAGCGTAAGGTTATGTCGCGCGCGCTAGATAAATTCCAAGGTGGCAACGGATTTACCGTTGGCACTGCTGGAACTGCTGCGTCTGGATATTGGGCGATACAGATGCTTGCCGACACCACGTTTACCACTATCAGCGGAAACTTTGACGGTACGCTGACAGGTATATCAATTGGTTCCGGCAACATCATCTACGGCGAGTTTGGCAGCTTTACGGCTGGAACTGGCCGAGTCATCGCCTACAAGTCAGCCTAATGCAATTAGCAGTCACACCGCCAAAGGTTCAAGTCCTTGGCGGTTGATTGCATTGTGATTTTATGCCTTCGCTAAGTCTTAACGTTGGATTAAACAACGGAAGAAAACTGCCCTTTGGTGGCGGAGCCGCACCCAGCGGGATTGTTGTTGCTACCACCACAAATGTAATCGTTACATTTGGAGACACCTCTTCAATTAACTATGCTAGGAGTGATTATCCCGCATACACATTTTATGCCGTTTACAATCCAACCGAAAGCATATCTTTTCAAAGGTTGACCTTTAATTATGATGTAGCCAATACTTGGGCATTGGCTCAGTATTCTTCTGGGGAAGAAGGCGGCTTGGTCATAGAAGCAACAAATCCAAGCATAAATCCCTTAATTATCCCCACAACTGGATGGACTTATACCCTTGGTTCGGGACCATCCATCACCATCACCGCCGCTTGATGAACAACCATTAGCGTGATAAACTAAAAAGGACAAATATATGGGCTGGCAAACTAACCGCATCTTGGAGACTATCGGCACTGCCACTGGCGGTACGCAAAGCATTAACTACAACCTAGAGGCCATCGAGGCTTTGATGGTCACGTTGCAGGCGGATGTAGCCGATGGCTTACGCCCACCAAACGCCACAACTGGCGGAACTGGTCCTACTGACTTCACATCCACCAGCTACGGCACGATTGCCACGGCAAGCACAGGCAGGCTGGGTTGCACGATTTTTAATTCTGGACCAGGCAACCTCCACGTTCTGCTAGGCACAGCAACAGCAAGTACGTCAGTATTCACGGCTAGGCTAAGTGCTGGAGATTATTACGAAGTTCCATTTAACTACACTGGCTTAATTGGCGGTATCTTTGCAACGGCTGGAACTGCTGAAGTGACGCAACTCAGTTAGGAGTAGGCGATGCCTCTTACTAAAGCCACGCTCCAATCTACTGGAAACTTCGGAAACCCAGATCAGATCGGATACATCAATTCATCTTTTTATAGTGGTTCTGGCTCGCTTTGCATTTTGCCAGTGACAACAACAAGATTTGATTCAACTGGAGGCCCAGCTTTTAATGATAGGGTTATCTTTTTTTGGCGATATTTAATTGCTAAACCAACAACAATAAGTGGCGTTTCCCTTGCATTCACGGCAAACACGGCAACAACAAAAACTCTCACATCAATTACAGAAAGTGGCGGTACGGCAACGGCAACTTCAACGGCTCACGGATTTGTGGCTGGGGATAGGATAAGAATCGCTGGTGCTACACCATCAATATACAACGGAACAAAAGTAATTTTAACAGCACCAACAGTAGATACATTTACATTTTCAGTTACCGCTGGAACTGGCTCGGCATCTGGAACAATTACAGCAAGAGAGTTTGTTGGTTGTGCGATTTATGATTATGACAGAAGCAATCTTTTGCCACGAAATAAATTGGCCGATTGTGCAATTCTTCCATCAACATCAAATGTAATCACAAGCCTTGACTCAAATATAACCCTATCCGCTGGAATGCATTGGGTTGGGATTGGTACATCAAGAAGATTAAATAATTCTACTTTTGCCACGATAGTTCAAGGAAACGAAAACTCGTCAATGGTTGCTAGTATGCTATTTGGAGAAAAAACTGGAGAATTTAGTCAATATCGCGGAGGAGTAGGGGTTTATGCTTTTGATAATGTTTCTAGTCCGTCTTATTTATCTGATGGAAATTCTGGTTTTGCAGCCACTTTAACAGCTGGGCTTCCGGCAAATGGGAGTGCGAATGTTGGCATTCGATCTGGAGCTTCTGGTGGTGCTGCTTGGTATTCAAAATGCCCTTTCCTTGGCTTAGTGGTCGTCTAAATGCCCCTCCTCCTCCTCACCCTCTTGCTCTGCTCCTGCTCGCCCAAGCCAGCGGATAACAACGCCCTGCCGCACACAAAATATCCCAATGTTCCGACTATGGGTGCAGCAGAAGATGCTGGTAATGTCAAATGAAGCGGATCTACTCATGGATGCTACGAACGGGTTTACGATTCTTACTGACGGGCAACGATTACACTTGTTTCAAAGAGGCGTGGAAGTGCGCGGAGGAAACCAACAATCGGTCGGTCGGGTTAAAATACATCGGCGCAGTCAAGCATCTTCTGTCCGTCAACCGCTCGATCCGCAAGATGGTGCAGGACGGGCGGGATCGGGACGAGATTACCACCGCCCTAGTTCACTTGGCCGTAAGCCTCAAATACTTGGAGAGTCGCAATGAGCAACGAGCAGATCTCTGATTTAAGGGTCACTTTGGCTAGGCTAGAAGAGCGGCAAATCCAGCTTTTCTCTATGGTGGAAACCTCACTTGCAAACTACGCAGATGTTGCTAATAGATTGAGTGCGCTAGAACACTTGCGGACTAAGGTTCTGGCTGTAGCTGGCTTAATTGGTCTGGCTGGATCAATGGCCTGGGACGTCCTAAAAAACCGCTTTTCTAACTAGGGAGACTAAATGCCTACACTTGGTACACAAAACATTAGCACTAGCTATCCACAGCTTCTCAAGACTTTTGGGACTGGCGGGTTGGATGGCACGCTTCAAGTCATTACCGACGGGGATAACACCTCCTCGGCTCTGTCTGTGTCCACCTCTGGCGTGGCCAGCACCGGCACGTTTGAAGTGGTAGGAACCAGCCTGCTAACGGGCGCAGTCACCTTCGGCACTAGCTTCACCGCCTCTACTGGCACAGCGACGATTGGCGCAGCGGTTATCGGTGCGACTACCTTTACCACTGGCTTTACTTCGTCTACTGGTACAAACACCCTAGGCACAATCGCCTCTACAACCTTTACCAACACTGGAGTAGGCACAACCGGCACGCTACAGGTAGGCGCAAGCGGACCTAAGCTGACTGCGGTAACATTTGCAACCGCAGCTTATGCTGGCGCGACAGTGCTTGATATTGACCACGCAACAACAGGATCGAATGTTAGCACTGGTACGCTTGCGGCATCTGGAGTTGCTCTCGGAGACATGGTAATTGGCAATATAAATTCAATTGGATCTACAACTGGAGCAACGCCTGCTGGGTTACTGCAAGACTTTAGGGTGGATGCGGCAGGCGTGCTACGCTTTACAATCTTCAATTCCACCCAAACAACTGGCACAATTCCAGCAGGAACAATCTTCGCAACCGCACTAAGGTTTACGGCTTAATTTTATGGCAATGATAGATCGCAACTTTACCTTCGCAACCAACGGCACGGTTAGTGCTGCTGATTTGCACAACCTAATTGATTCAGCCACGATTTACCAAGACCTCATTACTGGCCAACAACCAATCACCAGCGTTGGCACAAACTATGAGTTATTGATTGCTGATGGAACTAACCCCAACGCCGCACCCAATGCAGTTACGGTGTATGACTTGTTTGAGGATGCTCTGACGGCTGGTACTTATACCAACGCCAACATTAGCGCAGCGTTGACCTACGGCACGGCTACGGGAACTAGGTTGGTTTCTACCAATGCCACAATCACGACTGGCACGATTACGACTGGGGTGATACCTAGCCTTACCGCTGGCACAACCACCTCAACAGCAGCCACGATTACCAGCGGAACGGTTACTAACTTGGCTAGTACGACTGGAACGATTGCTACGCTGATTGCATCCGCTGGTACGTTTTCTGGTTCGCTGGTTAATGTTACGACTGGAACGATTGGTAATCTTTCTACCACCCTAGCTGGCGATTTCACCATCTCATCTGGCACTGGCACGCTTGGCACTACTGGGGTTACGGCTGGCACTTATGGCAATGCAACAGCAATTCCATTTTTAACCGTTGACGCAAAAGGAAGAATTACATCTGCAACAACTGGAGCATTCTCAACATTTCCAGCTGGTGCCGTGATGTCTTTCGCCATGAACTCCGCGCCATCTGGATGGCTGGGAGCGGATGGGTCAGCAGTAAATCGCACAACCTATGCTGATCTTTTTACCGCCATCAGCACAACATACGGAACTGGTGATGGCAGCACGACATTTAATCTACCCGACTTGCGTGGCATCTTTGTGCGGGGCAGCGGATCGCAGACGATCAGCGGCATCACTTACACTGGTACCTTTTCTACCAAATCGCAGGATGCGGCACAAGGTCACTATCATACAATAGGTAAAGATAGCAACGCATCTTACTTTTCTGGGGAAGGCCAGCTTTCAACGGGTTCTGATTTAGGTGCTTTGTTTAGCGACTCTGGAACGTCAAAGGCAATGACGATGATTTCAAACGGTTCCAACGGCACCCCGCGCATCGCAAGTGAAACCCGCCCAGCGAACATTGCGTTGCTTTACTGCATTAAATACTAATTATGAAAATATACAAATATGCAGATACGACAGGGGGATACCTACGGAAATCTGAGGTTGGTGTTAGTCCCTTAGAAAACGAGCCAAGCGGTTATGACCCTAACTGAAATCGCCCAATATGCGGGCGAGAAGATTGGCAAGACCGATGCCGACACGCTTACCTTCCTGCAAAAGTCAGCCTCGCTAAACTACCGCCGAGTCTGGAACTTTGCTGCTTGGCGCGAGACTGTCACCACCTCCACCTACTCGGTTGGCACAGCCAGCCGGACTGTCTCCCTTGGCTCCAACGTGGAGAACCCGCTGTCGGTAGCCTACAACGATGCGGAGTTGCAGGCGATGGATCTGGCTACCATCGTCAGCCAAGACGCTAACTTACTAGACGAGGACACGACTGGCACGCCAGCGTTCTACTATTTCAAAGGGCGTAACACCGGCGGAACCGCCGAGCTAGACCTCTACCCCAAGCTACAAACCACCAGCACCAACACGCTCTTGGTGGTGCAAAAGCTCCAGTGCCTAACCCGCACTAACCTAGTCGTAGATTTTCCTCCTTCTGCCAGCGCGATTGCCGATGAACTACGCTTACCCCACGTCAGTCACGTTGTCCTTGCCTTAACCCACGCTGATGCCTTGGAACGGGAACGGCAGTACGGCAAGGCGCAAGTTGTCACGCAGGCTGCTAACGCCGACCTTGCGGCTATGGCCAATTACGAGTTGTCCCAGGTCGGCGGGATGAAGCAGATTACCCCAGTTGGCTTGGGCGACTTAGGCATCGAAGAGATTATCTAACAGCCATGGCGTATTTCATAGATGCCACCGACGATGTGTTGGCGTTTGATGGTATCCGCTCTTTTACTGGCGGACAAGCCAGCGGACTCCAATCTGACCAGTTAGCCCAGAACCAAGTACAACGGTTGGTTAACATGACCCTTTCCCCAAAGGGCAATCTGGAGACTCGGCGCGGGGTAACTAGCTTTAATACCACTGCTACCAGCCAAGAAGGTTCGGTTGGCGGGATGGCTTACTACGATACTACCGGCACGGAAGACTTGGTAACTGTAACCCAAGGCAGGCTGTACACGATTGATTCCAACGGCACAGCCGATCTCCATCCTGCCGACGAACTTTGGGGCGCGGTCAATAGGACTTGGGATGCGGAAGTCCAACAGTTTGCCGATGGTTATGTTGTGGCTTATACCGCCAAAGTTTCCATGGCGCAGTTTAACAACAAAATGTTTCTGGCAGATGGCGATGACGATTTACATTTCTTTGATGGCAACATTGTCCAACGGCAGGGTGGCAAGGTAAGAGCAATCACCGTCACAACCGCAGGCTCTGGGTATACCAGCGCGACTGCGATTATTACCGGACCTAATTGGGGCGGGGAATTACCCACCTTAATTACTACCGTAGCTGGCGGAGCGGTCACGGGAGTGGTGGTAGTAGATGGCGGTTCTGGCTACGGCTACACCCCTACGGTTACGATTATTGGTAACGGCTCTGGGGCTACAGCTACGGCTACGGCCAGCCCACCGCCCCAAGGGTTACAGACAATTATCAATGCTGGTAACAGATTGTTTGGCGTTGGCTCTGGATTAAACCGCAACACGCTTTACGCCTCAGACATCCTAGATTCTTCCGTGTGGGCTTTGACAAACAGCGTGGTAATTAACGGAGATGATGGTGATGAGATCACCGCTATTGTGCCTTACTTTGAGAATCGCATTATTGTGTTTAAGCGACGCAGGATATTCCAAGTTACCATCCCGCCCGACATGACCAGCGCGGCTGATTGGACTATATCAATTATTTCCAATAACATCGGGTGCGTGGCAGGGGCATCAGCCATCCAAGTAGGGGCTGACATATTCTTCTTGTCTGACGATGGCATCAGATCGCTCATTCGGTCTGCATCAGATGACTTTACCTCAGTTGGCTTACCTATCTCGGAAGTGGTTAAAGACGTAATCCAAGAAATCAATACGGCGCAATTTGGGATTAGCACAGCCGCCTACTACGATAATAGGTATCTACTAGCCGTACCTACAGCCGCCAATAACTTTAACGACACGATCTTGGTCTATAACACCATCTTGAGTGCGTTTGAGGGAACTTGGACACCCAAGGTAATGCAGTTTGCCTTGACCAATTTCCAAGGCGAAGGCTTGCGGTTAATGATGAAATTGACCACTGGTCAGATTAACAAGTACAGCGGATACAAGACACCCGCCCAAACCACAGCGGCTGACTATGTGGATTTTGGCATACAATCCAACGGCACAAGTGTTGGCACGTTTGATTTTAGCTCGTCCGTCCGCACCCGCGATATGGACTTTGGCGATCCATTTGCCCTAAAACATGGTAGCAATTTTGAGGTTATCTTTGATGATTCGTTTTCTAGCAACGCCACCATAGCCATTCAGCGGGACAGCGATGTGGGTGATGTGGAGGTACAACCCAACCTAAACATTGCCAGCACGGTGTTGGTATTGCCTTTTGTCCTGCCCGCCGTCCTGCCTACTTCGGTTAAGAAACGCATTGCTTCCGATCTGCGCAAGTACGAAAAGTGGCGGTTAATTAACATCAGTGTTACTTCTGAGGCCAACAAGATGGCGGTTAGGCAGATTACCGCAGCCGCTAACCCCGATACGATTGAGGTGCAAAAGACAATATGACGGCGGTGGAGTACATTGAGGAGAGTGGCGTGCCGGAGGCTATGTGGCCTAACTTGGCGCAGTGGTACGGCTGGTTCGAGAGGCAGGGCATGGTGGGCATAGTCAAGGACGGGGAAGAGATAGCTGGCGTGGCTTTGGCTAGGTGTCTAAAGGATGGGCAAGAGCCTAAGCATTATGAGCATACTGAAGATGGGGAGAATGTCTTTGTCGACTTGACTATATCCTCAAAAGGTGCTAAATCCTTGAGGTGTCTGCTGTTGCTCCTGTGGGAGCGTTTCGGTCCTCGCAGACGGATCACCTTTAACCGTTTGGGCAAACCAAGGAGCTACGACTATATGACATTTATGCGAAAGGTTGGGGTTTAACACCGTGGGTGGATCACCTTCTATTCCCTCACCGCCTCCTCCGCCCGATCCAGCAGCGGTCGCGCAGGCCAATGCGGCTGCGTACAGGATGAACATTGATACCTATATCGAGAAGGCTCCAGCTATGGCAGCCCTTGAAAACAAGCTCCGCGTTCAATATCTACCAGCCCAGCGCGGCTTGGAACGCCAATTATCAGCCTTAGACCAGCAAGCGGGTGTGCAGTCTGGAATGCAGTTAGAACGTCAATACGGACCGCAAAGGACGCTGGAAGGCTTACGCAGGTCGTATGAACAAAGCCCACAAGCGTATGCCTTGAACCGTGGATTAGGCGATCAGATGACCCGCCAGTTCGAGCGTCTTTATGGCACTAGCCCATACGGATCGGTTGAGTCCAACGTGGCGTTTAACCGCCAGCCAGGGCCAGTTGACTTTTATGGTACGGTCGGAACAAATATCAGCAATCCAAACTTGACCCTGGGGACTAAATAATATGGCCCGTTCTATGCAATCGATTTGGAATGAGCAAATGTATAGTCCATTAATAAAATATAAGGTTACGCCAGACGGAGAAATACAAACCATAAATCCCCCAGAACGTAATGGAGGATCAAGCGACAGAAGGTTAGGCTACCAAGCCTCTCCGCCTTCAGTCGATGACTACCTAAAAAGAGTAGTGGATTATCCTTACGGCAGCTTAGAAGAGGCTCAATCTGCATCTTCCGAGGTAAAGCAAGACAAGAAATTGGGCGCGCTAAGGCTTGAATTTGACAAAAAATTAAATGAAGTAACAAGCAGAGAGAACACTTATAACTCTTTATCCGATCAAATCCGCGCTCTTACTGGCGATCAATCTGGGGGTGGAACTGTTGGTCCCGCTGGCCCTGCCTTTAACCAAGCCTTAACGCAACTTTCCGCTGGCCGTAACTACGGATCGTCCGACCTTGGCACGATGTTAAACTTCCAAGTATCCGACAAGAACATAATTGATGATTACAACAACTCAAAGCTATCCCGCCTAAACAGCGTAATCGAGCGTGGCAACACTCAGATTGCTGGCATCAATGAACGGCTTTCTGCGGCCAATAAACTTCTTGCCGATCTTCCCGCTGGCGATGCTAGGCGTACTTCTTCAGAGGTGTTCATCAAACAACTCAACGATGACTTAAAGAGCGTGACCAGCGCAGTCACCGGCGCACAGGATATGCAAAAGAATTTCACGCCTATTGGACTGGATAGCCCAGAGGCGTTGAAGGAGATCACGTCCTTCCGCACCTTCGCACAGCTACCCGAAGAGCGTGCTTCTCAACAGCTTTACCAGATTGATCCAGACTCATACCGCACTGCGGTTGGCTTAGGTCAGCAGTATCGCCAGATGGCAACTCAGCCAATCGGGGCTACAACCACGCCAGAGACTGAGCAAATCCGCCAGACCATCGAGGACGAGGCTCTTAATCAGCTTCGCTTAGGATCGACTATTGGCGCAGAAGAACGGCGTGGATACGAGCAATCCATCCGTGGCGCGCAGACTGCTAGGGGAAATATCTTTGGCCTTGGACCAGCCGTGCAAGAAGCCTCGCAGATTGGGGCTGCTGGCGAGCAACGCAAGCTGGCTAGGTACGGTGCAGCCCAAGCCTTCTTAGGTTCAGGCCAAACTACGGGCGATGCGCTCAAAGCTGACTTGGCTTTCCGTGATGCACTCCAGCAGAACAGGCTGGGGGCAGCCGCTAACTTCATCGGTGGCGGACCTTCGATTGCTAACCTTGCAGGCGCGCGTACAGCACAGCAACAGAATGCAATGCAAGGATATATCCAAGCCAATCAGCCTCTGCCTGGTGGCTTTAACCAACAGCCTTCTACGGCTGCGAATTTCTATCAAGCGGTTGACCAGCAGATTCCAGTTCAGCTTACCAATGCGTTTAACCAGCTTTATCGCTCGCAGGCTGATTACGGAGCAAGCACCTACGGTGCGCAGGTTGGTGCAATTTCAAGACAGCAAAGTGGCGCGCAGCAGTTTGCTGATATTGCTGGTGGAATAGCCTCTCTCGGAAAAGTTGCAGCCCCTGGAGGATTTTTTGGTGCGCCTGGATCTGGTGCATTCCTCTATTAATTTATGCCAGCAATAACCGAAACAGGACGCGCCTATGATCGTGCATTGCAACAGAAGCAATATAACGATGCAATGAAATCTGAGCTTGAACTACAGAAATTACAATTTGATGTAGCCAAATCTCGCGAAGATGTCGATATGGCAACCGCTATTGGCAGGTCATCAAAAGCTGGAGACATAGCCGCATTTCTTGAACAAGAAAAGCAAAAGGAAGTTGGCATCCCTATTGGAGAGCAAATGGCATCGAAGATGGTGGCTCAAGGCGGACCAGGCATACTTGAAGCAACCAAGATGCAGGGCGAGCTTGATGTTGAGGCAAGGGTAAGACAAGCGCGAAGAGATGCAGCAATGAACTTTGCTGCTGGAGAAAAGTCTTTGCTTCCTACTGCTAATATAAACCTTGGCGGAGTTAGTCGCACTGTTCTTGCTCCAGAGGCCGGTATGGCTGGAGCAGATATTTATAGTCAAATTTACCGCACCCAAGTTCCTCAATTGGCCGCAACTTATGAGGCAGAAGGCCAGCCAAGAGATACAGCAATTAAAATGGCAAGTGCTGACGTAAGAAGTAAACTCACTGGTGCAGCATCAAGCGGGAAAATCCCCTTAATAGCTGCGAATGGAAATCCTATTTTTGTCACTGTACCCCAAGCAGCACAATTGCTAGATTCTGACATAACTCCTCAATTTATGAAAAATCAGTTAAGAGAAGCCCTTGGAGGCAAAGAAGAACCACAAGCCGCAAGCTGGATTAAATCAAGACTAGGCAGATAACATGGCTGAAGCCCTAGAGCTATCGTCAGCCAATCGTATTCGGCAACTGGCGGGGATGCCGGTAGAGCCAGAACCATTACCCAAACCAGAAGAACCTCCAGCGTGGAGCGAGATTAAGGCTTCTGAAGATTACAAGACTCTCACCTACCAAGAGCAAGTTGACCTAGCCCGCAAGTGGGGTGAGGAAACTAAGCTATACGCATCTACCCTGCCCGATTATGCGCCAGAGCAGGATGTTGAGATTGACGATTTTGTAAACACGCAGGCAGTAGATGTGCCTTCTCAAGTCGGCGCAAAGGCAATAGCTGGTTTGGCTGGTTTTGGGAAGGGCGTGGGAGCGGTTGGTGGCGGATTGCTTGGTGGAATTGGTGGCGCGGCTGTAGGCGGACCAGTAGGGGCTGTTGCTGGAGGTGTTGCTGGATCAATTGCTGGCGCAGAATTAGCTGATGTTGCGTTAAGGAACTTTCCCTTGGGAAATGTTCCAAGAAAAATAGAGGTATCTAAACAAATTGCTCCAGGTTATGCCACTGCTGGCGAATATGCGCCTTCTGTTGTGATGGGTACGGTTGGTGCGAAGCAATTAGTACAAGCTGGCAAGACATTGTTCCAAGAATTAGGCGCAAAGCGAGCCGCGCAGGAACTGGGTAAGACTGTAGCCACGGGTGCTGGGATAGGTGCTGGAGCTGGTGTTGGAACAAGAGCAATTCTTTCAGAGGAGCTAGGAACAGAATTTGATATGCGACCTAGCACAATCGCCACTGATGCCTTATTCGGTGCAGCCTTTGCTGGGCTGGGGAGTGGGTCAAGGATTAAGGGATATAACCGAGAGCAGGCATTGTCGTTGAATGAAAGGGTTAAAGCTGGTACTGCCACAGAAGCAGAGTTTAGGGATTGGAATGGCATACTGGCCGAAGCACAAAGAACACAGGCAAGGGACGTAGCTGGGGCAAGGCGCACTGAAGTAGAACTAGGTGGACGCAGGGTATTGGATAAGACTGAACTTATCTCTGGCGAACAACCGCAAGTAACGCCACAACCTACCGCCGAGTTACCCGCGCCTAGACCCGTTGTGCCGGAACTACCCGAAGCTGGTGTGCGCGGGATTGTCCGTGGCACACAAGCCGACACTGCTGCGATGCAACGGCGTGGGATTATTACACCAATGCAGGAAAGCCTAGTCGACCTAAACGATCCAGTACCGAGAACGAATGTATTTACAACCGAGTCTCAAGGCATCAATCGTGAGGCGATTATTCCAGACACTCGCGGATTGCAAGGCGAGATTGTACGCGAAGGTCCGATTGTTACGCCAAGGACGCAGTTGCCGACAACGGAGAGGTTGGCGTTGCCAGGCAGAACAGATGAGCCGTTTAGGTCAGCCGAGGAAGCAGCTAAAACTATAGAACTAGAAAAGGGTATGGAGGAGAGGATTAGGCAATCTCCGCAGGGGGGCAAGGGATTAAGAAAGGATTTGAGAGCGCAAGAACCAATCCTTACCCCAGACGAGGAAATGGCCATCTCGGAAAGACAATTTGAAAAAGAAAGATTGGTTACAAGTAATCCTTCTCAAGATCAAATTGAATATCCAGAAGCAGCTTTGGCTGAAATGATTGAGCCGCCCTACCGACCTATTGATTCAGATGTAATAGATTTTATAACACAAAATGGGGGGATACTTTCAAAAACTTCTGCCCGCAGAGAAAAGAATTTAGAATTATACGGGAAAAAAGCTGGCTCTGGCGTAAAACGTTTAGCAGAAGAAACTGGTATAGCAGAGTACGACTCAATGCCAGAAATGGATTTTTACGAAAAAACTCAAGTTTACAGAAAACAAGGATTGGCATTAGATGAAATGGCTCAAATGGCATACGATCAATTGGGCGTTGGAGACGGAACTTCCAGCACATTTGGATCTATAATTGCTCAAGCACTTGCCACAAGAAGAAAACTAAGAACCCCCGATAAGGGATTTGAAAGTCAGAAAAAGTTTATTAAAGATGTTTTGATTCCGTCAAAAGAACTTACTCCAATTTCTGCTCAATCTCTTGTAGTCGGTGATATTTTGCAAGCGAAACAAGGGGACATTAAGGTTATTGATATTAACCCCGACACAATGGAGCCAATTCTTGACGGAGGCGACAATTATGGCCAACAGACCATAAAAACAGATTCTCATGTTTTTGTAAAAACTGTTAACAATCGGAGCATACCAACT